ACAAAAGTAGCAGCCATATGTATTATCCTAAGCCAAAAATTTCAATTTGTACAAGGTTGAATAATACAACCCAAAAATCTCGTCGATAATGTTTTGCAAGGGGGTGCAATCCTTATCAACGACTTTATACCGCATTTCCTCAAGTTCGTCTACCTGACCTTCAAGAAACGCAACAATATTGTTTGTCTTCTTAGCTGACATAAGCGAAATAGGGCCGATAAGGCCGTATTTGCCTTGGTAGGCTTCAGCAAATTTGTCAGCCAATTCGATCACTTCGTCATAAAAAGTGTTCAAAGCAGAGTGCTTGGCAAAGCTGCGTGTGTTCAAGTGCGTCGAATGGGCTACATCGCGCGCGAGAAACAGTGTGCCTACAAAGTCAGCGCATTTCATGATGTTGGACTTTCGGGCCAGACGATAGCAAATGGGTTAGCTTCGGTGGTTATGTCACGCAATGCTTGACGATATGTAGCCCACGCAGCAGCGTCTACAGGTGCGTCAGGTAGTTGCGTCCAATCAGATTCAGCCAGCAGCTTGTTACGTTCCGCACGAATGACGGTCCATTGCGCTCCGACCTTTGCTGCTGATTCGTCTGCGCTAAGGTCCGTTACGATGTAGTTCTGCGTCCAAACGCCGTCGATCAGCAGTGCAGGGCCTTCTTCAAGGTGCTGTGTAGCTGCATCGTGATACGGCGGCGTGACGATCTGCTTCTTGTGGACGCCAAAATGTACGACCTGTTCTTCGGTCAAACGTCGAGCATAGCAATAGTTATCCGCGTCCCACTGCGTTGGCTCGACATCAAAGATGTGCCGTATGAAGGTGTCGCCTTGGGCTTGGACATACCACATTATTCTGCTTCCTTTGTTTCCCGCTTGGCGGTTACACGTACAACAGCCGCATCGTATGCAGCTTGGTCTTCAATCTGTTTTTTCAACGCGGCCATGATGGCATCTACATTACTAATTGCTTTGCGTGTGCTGTCTAATCTTTCGGCTACGTTAGCCGCAAATTCGTTATCGGTAGCGTTTGCCAGCAAGTACTCAAAGTTTTTACGGTCAAAGTCGTAATGAAAATGTTCAACTTCACGCGCGTACATAGCGTCTGCAAGCGTGTCGTATTTGTAATCGTCGCTAAGTTGGGTGTAGATCATGTAATGTCTTTCTTTATGCAAAAAGCGAAAAAGCTACGCTTTTGCCGTTGCCAGTAGGTGTTGTAGTTGGATTGGTATATCTAGTGCCAAAGCCGGAACCAACGCTCCACGGGTACGTATTAACGGCGCCTACGCTGCCAGCGTTACTCGCTACAGCAATAGTGTCCCCAGCGGGCGAAAACGCAACGCCAGCCGCGTCGCCGCCGGGTAGCGTAGCTGGATTAGTATATTTAGTGCCAAAAGCGGACCCGCTCCAAGGATATGCTGTGATATAAGGTGTTGTGTCATGCGCTACAGCAATAGCATCCCCCGCGGGGCTGAAAGCTACGCCGGTGCCACCGCCCGTAGGCAGTGTAGCGGGATCGGTATATTTAGTACCAAAACCTGTGCTGGCGTTCCAAGGGTAGGCGGTAATAAAAGGTGATGTGTCGTGCCCTACAGCAATAGATGTACCAGCAGGGTTAAAGGCTACGCTGCGGCCAGTGCCAGTAGGCAGTGTAGCTGGATTGGTATATTTAGTGCCAAAGCCAGTGCCGGCGTTCCAAGGGTAGGCTGAAACAAAGGGTGAAATGTCATGCGCTACAGCAATAGATGTACTAGCAGGATTAAAAGCTACGCCTTGGCCAATGCCAGTAGGCAGTGTAGCTGGATTGGTATGTTTAGTGCCGAAGCCAGTGCTGACACTCCACGGATATGCTGAAATGAAGGGTGAAGTGTTGTGCGCTACGGCTATAGAGGTACCGGCAGGCGAGAAAGCTACGCTGTATCCAGTGCTAATAGGCAGTGTAGCTGGATTGGTATATTTAGTGCCAAAACCGCTTATGCTCCAAGGGTAAGCGGAAACAAAGGGTGTTGTGGTGTGCGCTACAGCAATAGAGGTACCGGCAGAATTAAACGCTACGCCGTTGCCGCTGCCAGTAGGCAGCGTAATTGGATCGGTATATTTGATGCCAAAGCCGTTTGCAGTGCTCCACGGGTATGCTGAAACGTAAGGTGATGAAGTGTGCGCTACAGCAATAGTAGTTGTTGATGCTGCGCCGCCTGTTTGGTACAAATAGTTTGCCATCCATTTGGTTGAAGTAACTTTAACGCACATAAGCGTGTTGTTTGGGGCTACGGCTATAGTTCCTGTTGTACCGGCGCCAAAAACAAGCGTATCGCTAGTAATTGCCACATTGACGGCAGTACCAGCGTTTTCCACTGTAAACAACACCACGGTTCCAATCGGAAACGCAACGCTGGCGTTTGCAGGGATAGTGTACGTGCGGACAGTAGTGTCGGCTACAGGGTGAAATATCTGTTTGCCTGCGTCGCCAATTACCAGCGTGTAGTTGGCGGATTGGCTGTTTTGCGGAAAAGACACTCCGCTTGTTGGGGCCGCGGTAGATGTCCAGCTTGTGCCATTGCTGGTCAGCAAATTACCTGTAGTTCCGGGCGCAACAGAAGTTACAGCCGACGTGCCGTTGCCAATCAAGACGTTGTTAGCCGTTAGCGTTGCAGCGCCTGTGCCGCCCGATGCAACACCAAGTGCGGTAGTAAGCGTCGTAGCGCCCGTAACGGCAAGTGTGCTATTAAGAATCGCAGCACCTGTAATTGTCGTAGTACCTGTAAGGCCCGTAGTGCCTGTGACGGCAAAGTTATTAGGTATAGTGACGTTGCCCGCAGACGTAACGGAAATAGGCAATTCCTGCACGTTGCCTGCGCCTGACGTATCGCGGCCAAGCACTTTACCGGCAGCCGCGGTCAATACGTGTTCTTGGTTCCAGTTGGATGGCTGGACAAGCGTTGCGTCGGCGCTGTCAGTTTTAGCGGACGCAAAGGTATGCTTGAGGCTTATGGTCATTACATCATTCCTTCAGGTGGCATCTCAGGCATACCGCCCATATCTTGCATTGGTTGCTGCGGAGGCATTTCTTCGGTCATGTCAGGTTGCTCACGCATTTCTGGTGATCCGCTGATCAAATCACCTGTATCTAATGCGCCAGCAATCGTCCCCATGACAATATCCTGAATTTGCTCTTCTGTCATCCCCGCTTGCATTGCGCTGATACGTTTTGTTTCCGCATCGTAGGCGTCTACCTGTGCCTTGTATTCCTTGATGTCTACTTCGCGCTTTGCAACGTCTGCCTGCACACCTTCAATAATATCGACCATGCGGTTCAGTTCTTGCGTCATTGCGTCTATTTGCTGCTGCGCTGCGGCCATCTCAGGCGTTTCATCGCCTGTAGCCAGTACCTTGGGGTCAAGGATTTTCTTAAACCGATCTGCCATTTCCTGCGCGCCGGGCCAATCCATGTTCTTGACAAACAAATCGCCTGCTACAGCCCAAAGTTGCGGGTTGGACTGCAAAATCTGGCTCATAGCATCAAGTGCTTCTTGACGCTTGGTCATGTAGCCGGGGCCAGTAGTGACCATAACGTCGTATGTACCAATGCCGGGGTTGTAAATCTTTTCAATCAACGCGCCAGTTTCGTCGCGGATTTCCTTGACAGGTTCTTCCTGCGACGGGTCCATTTTAACCATGCTGACTTCGCCATCAGCACCAATGATGCGTGCAATGCGCTGTGTGTCGTAGATTTTAGGGATCATATCGACGATCTGGCGCGTGATGTAGCGAATGGCCCGCGCAAGGTTGTCAACGTAGTGATACGTGCCAACATCACCCTGCTTTTCGCGCGCGACAATAGCTTTTGCAGACCGTTCGTTACCTTGCTCGCCCAGCGACGCATCGTACTGGCCGGTTGTGGCCTTGATGTCCTCGCCAGCGCCCATTTTAGCCTGTATCAGACCTGTTTGGGGCAGCGGTGGCTGTGCGCGCATAGGTAGCGGGAGAACGCCTCCAGCGCCGTCTGTAACGTCTGGGTTGACTTCCAAATACGGCCAGTTGGTCGTGTTGGCAGTCTTCCACTGGTTTTCGTAACCTTCAAATTGGCCGCCGTAACCGATAAATGGCGCTTTAGGCGCCAATGCAAGCATTTCTGCCTCTTGGCTGGTCCAGTAGTTGTACATACGCTGGGCATCTTTGGCATTACGCACAAGCCCAGAGATGTATATTTGACCGTCAACTTCCCATTCGTTGCCGATTACGCGCACGACAGGGATATATTTGCCTGACCATTCGCGCTCATCAAGAATGTC